CAATTCAGCGCCTATCTTGTTGTATAGGTCGCATAACTGCTCATAGTCGGTGCTGCGTTTGTTCAGCAGGATATGTAGTTCCATTTCGGCTTCAAATCTGTTCATCATCGGGAGTTATTTTTGAGTAATGGCCCAAAACAATAGCGGAATATATTACCGCTATTGTTAGGACTGAAAGTATTGTTATGTCTATTGGGGTCATGTGGTGTAAGGTTTAAAGTTAATTAAATATTTGACTTGTTATAAACATCCTCGCATATTTCGTAGGCCCGGTAAATGTGCGCCCTGAATTCGTTTGCGCTGATTTCTTCATGCTTATAAGATAGCACTTCTTTAGCGCTGTTTCTCTGTTCGATTTGACCCGCCTTGAAGGTCGGGCCATCCCAAACATGGGCGCAGATAACTTCCGTTTCTGATACGATCTTGCAGCATTGGAATTCGCTTAATCGGATGTAGTGGGGTAATTCGATTTCTCTTTCTTGAGTTGTTGTTGTTGTAATTTGAATTTTCATGATGTTTATTTTTAAGTGGTTTATCAATTATCTATCTTGCCAATCAGTCCGCTGTTGGTCATCATCAAGGCTGTTGTCATTTGCAACGTGCCATTCGTAATCCCAGTCGATGGAGTCAATTATATCTCTAAAGGCTTCGTCATTGACTTCGGCAAGGATGTAGGATAAGTCACCGACAAATTTTCGGTCAATGTACAAATCAATTGCGAAATGTTCGTGTGAAAGGTCATAGGCTTCGCGGGGGCTGCTTACGTTGCAGCTAATCACGATTTCCTGTAGTTGGTTTTTACCGCCTTGTTTAAGTGGGCGAAACTTTTGGAATGATGTTTGGAGTTTCATGTTATTGGGGTTTTTATTGTTTGTGATTATATTAATTCAAAATTTAATTCTTCGGCTGCTTCTTGATTGTCTGATACGTCCCCCCAGTCTAATACTTGCTCAATTGTTTGGAATGTATCGGTTAATCCTGTTTCGATATCTATAACCCATTCTTCAATCATAGCGTTATACCCGCTCTTAGATTGTTCTGTTCTGTTGGTGATGAATGACAATGTTTTGGTTTCGCCATTATTCAAGCGATTACCTGAATGATTACCAACGCGAATCTTAACTTCTTCGCCTGTTGTTGTGTAAACCGAGAAGTACTCAGTTTTGCCAACATTACTAAGGGTGTTAATGATTCTGTTTTTGATGTCGTTGATTGTATTCATTGTTTTATCGTTTTGTTGGTACAAAGATATATCATATACATATATCCCCGCTACCTATATTGTTAATGAATTGTTAAATATATTTATTATTGTGTATATTGAAAACATCGTGTATATTTGCAGAAACAAATAAAACCCCAATATATGAATGATTATTTAAAGTTCTTAGAACAAAAGCGGCACACAATAGGCAATTTTGGTTTTGATGCAAATTATATCCCTGATATTGCATTTGATTTTCAGAAGTTTGTAATTGAGAAAGCAATAAAGAAAGGCCGTTGTGCTGTTTTTTTAGATACCGGATTAGGGAAAACATTAGTACAAATCTCATTAGCTAAAAATATTGTAAATCATACAAATAAAAAAGTACTTATACTAACTCCTTTGGCCGTTGCTTTTCAATTTATTTTAGAGGCTGAAAAATTAGGAATAGATGACATTGAGTACTCAAAAGACGGGAAGCACACAAAGAAAATAGTAGTCTGCAATTATGAAAGATTACACTACTTCAATGAGTCCGACTTTGAAGGGGTTGTATTAGATGAAAGTAGCATATTAAAAAATTTTGACGGTAAAATAAAACAAGAAGTGACTTCTTTTGTAAAGAAAATACCTTATCGTTATTTATCAACAGCAACCCCAAGCCCCAACGATTTTATCGAATTAGGCACAAGTTCGGAGGCGTTAGGATATATGGGCTACATGGATATGTTAGGTAAGTTTTTTAAAAATAATCAGAATAGCGTTGATAGTAATAACCGGAATATAGGCGAAAAGTTTTATTTGAAACCACATGCAGAAAAAGACTTTTTTGCGTGGGTTAATCAATGGTCAATAATGGCTAAGATGCCAAGTGATTTAGGGTTTAGTAATGAGCGCTATAATTTACCAGAATTGATTGTAAATAGGCATGTAGTAGAAAACCAATCTTTGATTGATGTAAACGGGCAAATAAAAATGTTTACCCCAATTGCAAAATCAATGACCGAGGTTAGGCATGAACAAAAGCAAACAGAAGAAAAACGTTGTGAAAAAGCTATTGAATTAGCTAAAGGCAGAACGTCTGTATATTGGTGCAACACTAACAACGAAAGCAGCCTGTTAAAATATGCAGATAGTGAGGCTGTTGAAATAATTGGGAGCCAAAGCATAGATAAAAAGGAGGAAATACTTTTAGCGTTTGCAAATGGTGAAATTAAAAGGCTAATCACTAAGGCCAAGATGACCTCTATGGGTTTGAATTGGCAGCATTGCAATCATTCTGTATTTTTCCCTACATGGAGTTATGAACAATACTATCAGGCTATAAGAAGGTTTTGGAGGTTTGGTCAGAAAAACGATGTAACTATTGATATGGTTATTTCTGATGGGCAAACAAGGGTATTAGAGGCATTGGAACAGAAAACACAAAAGGCTATTGAACTGCATAAAAATTTAACGGCTAATGTAAATAGATCATTTAGTCACAAGACAAAGGAATTTGATAAAGAAATTATAAAACCAAAATTTATTTAAAATGGAACAAAAAGTAAAAGACCAAATCGTAACAGACAATTATGCGCTATACAATAGCGATTGCATGTTAGTATTGCCATCAATTGAATCAGAAAGTATTGACCTGTCAATATATAGCCCTCCTTTTGCTGGGTTGTACAATTACTCAAGTAGTGAATTTGATTTTAGTAATTGTGAATCTAAGGAGCAGTTTTTAGAGCAGTATGAATTTTTGGTAGCTGAAATAGCCAGAGTTACAAAAAAAGGTAGAATAACCGCTGTTCATTGTACAGATGTTTTTGACAATACTTGTAGATTATGGGATTTCCCAAATGAAATAATCAGAATACATCAGAAATACGGGTTTGAATATCGTAACAGGATTACGATATGGAAGGAGCCTTTAAAAGTTCGTATGCGTACTATGGTGCAAAGTTTGATGCATAAGTTTATTGTTGAAGATAGTACTAAATGTTTTACCGCTATGCCTGATTATGTTTTGATATTCACTAAAAAAGGAGAAAACGAAGTACCCGTAACCCATCCATACGGAATCAATCATTATGCCGGTGAAATCCCGATTTTGCCAAACATTTTGCGAGCATGGAATAACGCAAATAATTCAGACTTAACAGAATCTGAATTATGGGAACACTTGAACAAAGTAAACGAAGATGATAATGTCACAAAACTAAATCACTATATTTGGCAGCGTTATGCCTCAAGTGTTTGGGATGACATCCGGATAGATAATGTTTTGCCGTTTAGGGATTCAAAAGAAGAAGATGACGAAAAGCATGTACACCCATTGCAATTAGATGTAATAGACCGACTTGTTGAATTATATTCAAACCCGAATGAAGTAGTTTTAACGCCATTTATGGGAGTTGGTAGTGAGGTTTATAGCCCTGTTTCTATGGGCAGAAAAGCAATAGGGATAGAACTAAAAGATAGCTATTTTAAACAAGCAAAACTAAATCTACAGGCTGCTGATAAGCGATTCAAGCAGGCAGCAAAAAATATAACATTATTCTAAACAAAAACAAATAACCATGCAAGAAACAGAAACACAACGCAAAAACATAGACATCCCTTATCCCGTATTGCAAGCCCTTGAGATAATCGGATTGAAAGAGAAGCCAAACGGGAACAAGTATCCTAAACACATCATTGAGGATTTGTGTATTGATTACACGATTAATGCCGGCTATGTGAAGCGGGATAAGGCAGGTAATTTAGTAAGGACTAATAAATAGTATACCATGCACTTCAACAACCTAAAACAATTCCTCGAAAGCGGACTGAGCCAAAAGCAATTCGCAATAAGTCAAGGCATAAGCGTCACAGGAATGGCAGATAGATTAACCCGCGAAATGAAGCGGTTATTATCTACAAACGTAATCGAAGCAAAACGGATCGTAGGCGAAGTATCCATTCATATTGATGACGTAAAGCGTAATCGGGCTAATTGGCTCAAAGCCATTGAAGCATACAACCAAACAATGTGCGCACCTGTTGACATCAAAACCGATAACCGAAAGATAAGCGAGTTGACGGTGAGTGAGTTTGTAGGGGTGATGATGAAGGTGATGGGCGGTGAACGCTAACGTTTGGTGGATACAGGCTGTGAGCGTTGGATTGAGGGCAGGAAAATAGCGTGTATGTGCTGTTATAACCAATGCTTTTGATATGTAAAGAAAAGTGCCAAAACCTATACACGTTGTAAAAACATATAAAGAAAACATCAAATATAAATATGGAACACGAAACATCATTAAACCACGAAACCCCGCCATCTTGTTTAGGTGCTGTTATAAGCCGTTTTTCTTCACAAATCAAAATAAAATGAGAAGATTAACAGGAAAATATAGGATTCGCAAAACATTATTTGGGTGGCAAATAAAAGTAGAAGTTTATAAAACAGTTTGTGACTTTGTTGGTGATGAAAGTCCAGATATAAAGGTTTGGCGAAAAGCAAGTGTAGAAGATTTGATTGAGTTAGGTATAAATTGTGCCTAACGGTTTGCAGCTACACGCAGTAGCCGAAGCGTTGGATTGTGCGGTCGGGGCTATTGCTTGTAGGTGTTGTTATACGCTGCCTTTATTACTAATTTAATTTAAAAACAAAAATATGAACGCAAGAGAAAAAGCATCAGAACTTATAGTTGATTTTCAGCTAAAGTGTAAAACATTAGACTATCAAGAAGCCAAACAATGTGCTTTGATAGCAGTTGAAGAAATATTGCATTGTGAAGCCACAGAACCATCTGATACTGATTGGGATGATTGCGGTGCAACTGCTCAATATTACTGGCCGCAAAAGAAAGTTGATGCAGGTAAATTTTGGGGCGATGTCAAATCGGAGTTGCAGTCTTTGTAAGGTTGCGTATAACGTCCGATGGCTTTGCGTTCGGGCGGGGTTATTAACCACTAAAGTAAATTTGAAAAATGAAAGATAAATTAAACACAAATGTTCATTCGGAGCAAGTCGCCCCGCCTGACGCAAAACCATTGTTACCTGCCGTTTTTTTGTCGGGTAATGATAAAGCTGAACAATTCCAAAAGGAGTTTAAAGCATTATTGGCTAAGTACGATGCTGAATTGAATATTGAAGATTTTGGCAGGAATTGGAGTTCAGATGAAAAGATAGTCGTGAATTTCAGGTGGGATGAAGATTTAGCTAATAGAACTAATGATGGAATTGTTCCTGATTGGGTTATCGGTCGTTGGGAAAATGGCGTATAACGTTTTGCAGATAAGCGAAGGCACAAATAGCGTTGGCATTGTGCAGTTGGATTTGGGCTTTTGCTTATGTGCTGTTATAGCCAGTACGATTAATTTAAGATAAAATTTAATACGAAGAACTAAAAAAAGAATTTAAAAAATATAGCGATGGCAAGAATTTTAATAGCCTGTGAAGAAAGTCAGGCAACAACAAAAGCATTTAGAAAATTAGGACACGAAGCGTTTTCGTGCGATTTATTACCTTGTAGCGGTGGACATCCTGAATGGCACTACCAATGTGATATTTTTGAAGTAATAAATCAAGGTTGGGATTTAATGGTTGCACATCCACCGTGTACGTTTTTAACAGGTAGTGGTGTTCAATGGCTATCACATCCCGAAGATAAGGCTTTGCCATTTGAGCAACGCAGACCACATCCGAAGTACCCAAATAGGAGAAATGATATGTTGGATAGTGTAGAATTTGTAAAAGCCTTATACAACGCAGATATAAAACATATAGCCATTGAAAACCCAGTAGGATTATTGAGTAGCCGATGGAGAAAACCTGACCAAATTGTGCAACCATATATGTTTGGAGATGAAGCAACGAAAACTACTTGTTTATGGCTTAAAAATTTGCCTTTGTTGTTGCCTACTGATATTGTTGGAAAGGGTGAAAGAACTGTTTTTGCTTCGGGTAAATCACATCCAAAATGGTACGCAGATGCTTTGAAGAACGCAAAGACAAAAGAGGAAAGACAAACATTAAGAAGCAAAACATTTGAAGGAATGGCACAGGCTTTTGCAGAACAGTGGGGAGGTATTTTTTAAATTCTTTTCTCACAAATGCTGATACGAAGCACAAAGTAGTATTGGCTATAACTCCCAAATACACGCAATACCCTGCGTCTATTCAGCGTCCGAAATACCATACATTAACCCGATTTATGGCCTACAATGTAGGGTTAATCAATCAATACATGAATGATTGATGATGCATTCATTAATTACTTTCCTGTCCTCATAGTAATTGAAACTTATAAACCCGCTTATCCCTTGTTGGAAGTTTACTTGCACCCATGATGATGACGGACTTAATGCCGGGTAGTTGTAATAGTTGAATCTTTGAGCGGTGCTGCTATCAAACAAGTATTGGTGCGAATCACCTTTACTGAATTCGATAATTCCCTTTAGTCCATTTCTATCGAGGTAGTTATCAATCTTGTTTTCTTGTATCTTATCCAATTTCGGCTTAAATCCAAACTTTAAAGAAACCGAATCTTTGCCATGACTTAGTACAAATGTGTACTTCCCGACCTTGTAAAAATCAATGAACTTTCTGATATTAACCACCTCAACATTTGGAAGCATCATTTCAATGGCTGTCTTAAATGCTGAATTGAGAATGTACCCAAAACTGCCCGCATGATTGTCTTCGCATACATTGTGGCAAATGATATTATCGTAATACGGTGCCAATGATTGAACCAATTTAATCTTAAACCTCAATCCCACATCAAACGCTTTTTGGTTGTCCATGTTTTGCGGTAAATGATGTCCTTTTCGCACCGTTTGCGCATCGTAGCCATCAAGGAAATCGCCTAAGTCATCAATGTATAAAACCTTTGATTTTCTATTCAAGATTGTATGCTGAATCATCCTATCGCACATCTTGTTCAGTTCATGTTCGTCCCACAAACCGCCGTACAAACTATAATCGGTTACCATCATCCCAACGTGCGTATCGGTGTACACTAAGCGGTCAAACAAGGCCGTTTCAACTGATGGTTGCTTCTTATACTGCAAAGGCTTTATCTTCCCAAATAACGCCTTAAAATCAATATCTTCAACTCTTAACTCACCCGCCTCCCGATAATTCGGATTAACTACAAAAATTGACGCCTCCTTGTTTTTAATCCACATATTTTTGGTGGACGTATTCGGAACATCAAGATTATTAGTCGCATTGTACAGCCCTTCATGCTCATCTAACAACCGCTTTTCATGTCGGGCTATAAACCGCCTGAATCCTCGTACTATCGGGTCTTCATCCCTTTTTGCGGTTGTGTTTAAGATTTTCTCTACTATCTTATAATGCGCCATGCCTTGCCGTAGCAATTCGGCAATCTGGGCGTCGTATTGATAATAGTCTATTGGTTTGTATGACATAGGGTAATTTTACCGACCTCTGTTATTTTTTGTCCTCTCATATCCGTTATCAATTAAAAATTTCGCCATCTCATTACCAATCATTTCTACTTGTGCCTCATCAAGATACGGCTGTAAATAATGCGTGTATTCATGAATCAATGTGTTTAGCAGTTCTTCGCCTTCAAGCCTGCTATCAATCTCAATTTTATTTTCAGGGGTGTAAAAGTACCCCCTTGCATATCGTAGCTTTTTGTATTCGACTTTTACTTTCTTTGGCATGATGATTAATTGAATGTGATAAATAACAAACCCCGACTTAGACAAGTCAGGGCGTTCTTTTTAAACCTACCTATGCTAAAAGTTTTATGCGGATGCATTGTTTTTATTTTAGTCCATTGAAAAAAGCCTGAGCATACCCCGCAATTAATACGTCCTTATCCCGCCCGTTGATAATCTTCCGGGCATTTATCCAATCGGTTTTTGTTGGGCTGAAATATTGTGACAGTTTCCGACCTGTAAACCATCCATGAATCATACCTTCAAACATGATGTCGGCTGCAATTTGTAAATCACAGGCCAATTCAGGATTGTTCAGCAAATCAACTCCCAACTTTTTACCCGCTTTCTGATAATTCTCATACCACGTTAGCTGAACGAATCCACGCCCATAATATAATTGGTCGGGCGTTGTGTACGGCTTTCGGTCCATTCGGATTTTACTACCATAAGGACGGCCTTTGCCTTTGCCAAATTCAACAATGGGCTGCATGGTCTTTGCTGTTTCATGGAATACCGTTGCCAAACAATACGCCAATCCCTTAATGCCTATTTCTGAATACTTTTGTTCGTATTCATCAAGTATTGAATCAATGCCCTGAATCTGCTTTGCGGTATACTTTACAAACAATGGCCTTACCGTATCGAATAATCTTTTGCGGTCAATCATAAATATACTTTAGTTGTTGGTCCTCCGTCCTCAATTCCGATATGCTCAAAAAAGATACCCGCTATGCTTAGTTCATCTTTAAACAGACCCGCATCCGCTACTGAAGTCGATACGGTTACTACTTTCGGATTGTTGCAGTCGTAGTGAAGATGATAGCTAATTCCTAACCCTGATAGGATGCTTGTAATGCGTTGGATGGGGGTCATCGCGCTTCGTTTTCAGTTGTTTTATCAGGAATCAAACGACCCAATAACGTGAACAGACTCCAACTTTTAGCAGTCGGAACTAAGCGAATAATGACTTCATAAACCGCAAATGCAGCCGTTGTAATTGGCTCCCAATGCTCCTGAATTAATTGAATGATGTGCATAATTATTTTTTTAAGCGTTATTTAATTTCAATTTCGAAACAGCCTTATTCATGGCGTTTTTTAGTTCGGTGTTATCAGTTACGGCTTTCTCAAGAAACGGCATCAATACATCGAACGCTGAACGTATTTCAATCATTTGCATTTGTATCTCTTCGAGTTGACCCATGACTAACTTAAACTCCTTTTGCAGTTCATTGTATTGGGTCATTATTTCATCCCGTCCCAATTTAGCCACTTCTTCTTTCTTTAGCTTAATCTTTCCGTCCGTTTCTGTTTTCTTTTTTGCGAGGTCAATCCATGCCCGAACCGCTGCCCCGATTAGTAAACATATCGTCGTAATCCAACCTCCGTATTCCTTAATTTCGTCCGCTGCCATGAGATTATTTTTAAGCTATAATTAAATCCAAAATCGTATCCGCCAATTTTTGCGTACTTGTTTGTGCGTGAGCCGTTCCGTTTAATTTAATTACGTTATCCTTTGTAAGTATAGGCGAGTTGCGCCCTTCATGCGAAACGACTTGAAAGTAAGGTGCAACTTGTGCATCACCCGCAGCGTAATAAATTATCGGGTCATGATATTGCGCAAATGAATAATTTTCAGCTGGTGTGCTTACTCCTAATGCAGTGCATTCGGTAATGATGATTGATACATCAGCATTTCCATGCGATGTGGTGTCGATGTTGTAATAAGTCATGATTTATTATTTTTTAGTTTGTGATTAAAATACTGATAATTCCATCCATTTGATTGTAAAACCTGCCACCCATACGCCCGTTGCCGGAACAGTTGAACGAATGATTAAACCTTCGTTTTGAACCAATGTGATAGGATGCTCACCGCTTGCAAGGTCGCACTTGTATAGCTGTGGTGTTGGTAGGTAGATACTACCGATTATGGGCGTAGCTGAAGCGACCCCACCGCTTGAATGAGAGGTAATCATCCCGATAGGTTGGGAGTCAATGGTTTTTGTTCCTGCCGTTAATGCCGACGTTGTTGAAACCCTTGCACTACCCATGAGTGAAGCGCCCATAGATGCCCTGAGTTGGTTTGTGTCACCTGTCAAAGTGATTGGAGTACCGCCTGACCCATCACCTGACCAACCTCTACAAATCGTTGCATTTAAGGTAATTGAACCCGCTGCGAAAGCGGTAAATGCTACCATACCATTGCACACGATTTCGGTGATAACGCAAACCCTTGTCGAATCCGTCCAACGTAATTGTACAAGTTCGCTATTTGCAGCCGACCCCGCCCCGATTGACCCCGTTTGAACCGATACGGCATAGTGGCCCAATGTGCCGTAATCCTGTGGTTTTGCGATGTTATGCAAACCCTTTGCAGCTGCTTCGCCAATGTTTACGATTACGCTATCTGAAGCCCCTGATTGAATGATTGCCATTTGTTATATTTTTATGTAATTAAATTTGAATTTGCCGACTACCTTACCGAGTTTAACCGTCCTGAAAAGTCGGTTTATGTCTGCTGTTGGATACGCACCTGTGTTTGGTCTTGATGTCAAAATCCCCCCTTTTACGAACCCGCCTGCTATGACGGGAGCCAATACAAACCCTTCGTTTGCCTCCCAATTAACTTTAAAGTTCCCTGTTCCTGCTGTGGCCTTGAGTAGTAACGTATCCATTTCGTTTTCATCAGCTAATGACCCCTTACCTGTTAATGATGACATGGCCTGCCAAATCATTATCTTTGTCGTGGATGTCACCCCTGCATCTGTTACGGTGAATGTTCCTCTGCTTAACGGAGTGCGACCTAAATCGACTTCTATGGTGGTAACGGTTAAACCACTTGGAGAAATTGTCGTTGCCGTCCTTATTGCATTTAGCGTGTCCGCATAGCTATCACTTACCACAATGACATCGCTTCGATACATAGTCAATACGGCCCCGCTTCCTGATTCCTCAACCCGCTTAACGTGATGGCAATTCACAAAAATATCCGTATATGAGGCATGACCAAACTCATAGAACCCGCCGTCTGACATAGCTGTTTTGAAGTCTGCATAGGTTGTATCATCAACTAATACCTCCGCATCGTTAGGTATAGCCTCTAACGCCCTTACTTGATTGGTTTGAGTTCTATCGAATGCCAATATAGTTGAGCCCGCTTCGCCTTCACGGGCATAAGTAATGAACTCACTACTTATAGCGTATTCGACTGAATTTATTGTGAATGTGGCAATCATTAGTCTGTCGTAATTGTTACGGTTGTTTCTAATGTGCCTCTGATTAGCGTCATGCCTTCTGATTGTGCAGGAGGAGCCGCTGGGCTTTGCATATCCAAAGCGTATGAACTGCCCGCTATCACGGTTCCGTTTTGGTTTGCGGTGTAAAGATAACGTAAAATTTGATTTACTGCAATGGTAATCAATTTGTTATTACTTACATCAAACGAAATGGCCTGCGTGGTGTACATCCAAATGTTATCCCGTATTGATTTCAGGTTCTTATTTGCCAATATAAAACCCGTCATGGAGGGAGGCAAATCACCACCGATGTAAACGAACACGTCCTCAGAAGGTGTGAAATCAATATCTTCAGCGTCACTTACATAAATGCGGGCTGTGTATCTCTTTTGGCTTGAATACGATTTGGAAGGTGTTACGGTTCCTGAATATGCGGTTAAATTTACCTGCGTTCCATCGCCCCAAACGACGGCATAGTTTTTAGAGGCCACGCTAATCAGGTCGAATGATAGAGTATTGTCAGTTCCAACTACATTAACACCGACTTCGATGCAATACGGCAATACATTACCCGCTGTGAGCTCGTAAGTGCCTGATATTGTTTCTCCGCTTGCTTTGCTGTAATATAAATATCCGTCATCCGCGATGGAAAAGAACCCATCAAGATTAACGATATTGCGATGTACTAAGTTATTGAGATAATCAACAAAGTTAGCCGCCCCTGTGAACCCCTGCTCCATAGTTATTACTGACCCGCCTAATGTTATTCTTTTTACATAGAATTGACTTGTAGTCGGTAGCTGTGCAATGCTTTTGGATTGTATGTCATCAATCACCACGCTATCATCATTGTATCTCTCACGCATGGTTAGGGTATAATCAAACAATGGATTCTCTTTCACTCTTTCGGCCTCTATTTTGCCGTTTTCAGGTCGTGTAAGATAAATCCCATCTATTTGAAACGTATCGCAAATAGTAGCCCTGTTTAGCTTATCTGCAATCCATTCCGGCGCCTTGTGTAGATGAATCTGAAAAGACCTGTGAACTTTACCGCTAATCATCTCAAGGTTATGCGGTTGGTCCTCATAAACATGATAGTCTGCGTCCGGTGTCATATCGCCTATAAAACCATGCACCCGCAAAAGAAAGTTCATGCCGTTGTTATACTTCACGTTCTGCGAGTTATACGAATTGCTGTACTTAATCAGCATTGAGCGTTCATGTACTTGCTTTATGTGTATAGGCTCACTAATGGCAAACACATCGGCCCCGTCTTGTAAGTGCTGTATTTGAATGAAATAAACACCTTCAGGAATTGTTGCGCATCCGATAAAACATTCATAAACTTTAAGCCCTGCGAATGTCCCCGTTATTGGGCTATGTGTTTGCGTTGCATAAGTCCTACCTTCGCAGTCCAACAAACGAACAACATAGTTTGCACTTGTTGTATCACTTCCTGACCATTGGAATTTTATAACGTCGGATTGTTGATATGGCTGCAGGTAATATTCCTGGTCCACCCAATCCCTGAGCATTCTTGATAGGAAGTCTGAATCAAATTGTTTGTTTTGCCATGATGGGTTAAACACCCCCAACAATATAGACCCTGTTGCGGTGTTATATGTGATGTCGGATTGAAGAAAGAATCTGACTGCGTTTACCTTCGGAAATTCAAATATATTTGCCATGTTAGTTTACTAAGTTTGAAAAGTCTGTGTCTGCCATTGCTATGAGTTCAAATTTGCCGGGCTGTAATTCTGCAACCTTTTCGCTCATCTGCAAAATAAATCCATAATAAGAAGTTCCTAACCATCTGAACGCAACAAACCCATAAGGATCGGTTGTAATAATGGACAACAAATTTGCGGGCGTTTTGGCCGTAACCTTAAACAGAAACGGCGCAAAATATGCCGTTGATGCACTTGCTAAATCATTAATCGTTTCATTTACGCCTTCATCATATACGGTAGGGGTAGCCCCTTCGCTTACTATCATTCGCACATTGCCTGCCGTATTTTTCCCCGTTGTGATTAGCTTCAATTCTTCGCCTCCTTGATGGAATAAAATAGACCGCAAAAAACGCCCGTTTCTGTACATCATGCGCTTTGGTTGGAAGAAAATATTAAAGGCCTTGTCCTCATTTGAGTAAGTGCCGTTTACGTCTAAAAATAGATTTTGTATCTCAAAGAATGAAGCGCCTGCCGTTCCGTTTATAGGCGTTCTGTAAAGGTCATAGTAATTGGTAGGCGTGCCATTAAGGTCAAACGTGCCAGCGACGGCGTCCGCGTCAACATCAAGAAAAAACGGGTCATTGTCGCTGTCTGCGTCGGCCTGCTGTTTGTCGGTTAGGTTTGCAATAGTCATTGCAATTCCGAACATATCCGCCCTGATGTCGCTCACCATGTCACGGGTTGCGATTATCTTTTGTAGTGGTGAAGAAAATTCCGATGTCACATTGAATTCTTCTTTACCATTGATTTCATCATAGATATTATTCGGGCTTCCTATCTTCAGTGTACTAAAGTTCAATTCCTTTAACGGCTCGACTTCCAATGTAGCAACTTCGCCTAAGTCTATTATTTGTGTAGCGTTATCATAGGCCGTTTCTTTTTCATCAATGGTTAATTCATCGGCTGTTTTATCATATCCCATCCGTAAATCTAAATGGCAATCTAATGAACGATATGTTTTATTAAACGATAGCTTTACCTGTGAATTAGTAAGCCTTCTAAGCGCATCACCAGACGTTATATGAATGCGTCTATACGTTGTGTCCAATACATCTACAACGGCTGTTGTACTTCCTGAATTCGTCATCTTATCCATTAGCTGCTCAATGACACGACCTGCAGGAATTACCGGAACGTATGTATCAGGCACAAAGTTTTGGAATTGCGCCTCTAATTCAAGTGAGTAGATATGAAATTTTTGTCCGAATGACCCGTTTGTGTAGAAGAAAGTAAGCCATAAGCATTCATTAGGTCCTAATGCATAAACATAATCAAAATCAATCGTTTCCGTTCCATTTGCACCTGCTGCGTAAGTTATGCCGTCAGCTAATGCATGGGTTTGCAATATAGTTCCTGTTCCAAATGCTGCCCTCAATGTCCTTAACCTACATTGAGCCGTTGCCCCCGCAGCTGCAATGGTAGCAATAACTAATTTGCCCTTGATTCGGACATCATAACTACCTGTTGTGCTTGTGTTTCTCAGGTAGTATTTATCTGCCATTGAAAGCGATATAAAACTGCTCGCCCCCTGTTGAAAGCATTGCGAAAACGTACCGATGAAATCGTTACCCTTGTTGAATATATCGCCTCTGTTGTATCCCTCAGTTATAAACGGTAGTAAGGTTGGCATATTTATCCCGTTGGCTGAGTCAAACAATGGGGTGCTTGAATCGTCCTGTGGTTGCTCAATGCCTGTGAACTTCATGGAACACAATAACGGCGGGCCTCCATCAATCTTAACCCATACTACATCATCGTTTGTTTCAACGGGCAATTCATAATCATTGCCTTCGGTTGCCTGAAACTTAGTCATAAATCCACCGTCACGCATTGAACATTGGCAATCGTTTTCGAAGTCTGTAAATGTTGCGAAATCAAATTCACCATAATAAAAAGCGGCATAGGTGTAATCGGATTCGTTTAGCTTTTCAATATACAATTCAAGTTGCGCCTCTGTTCCTTGTGCGTAAAACCTTTGCCTTAAAATTTTTCGGGCATCTCGTTCGAATCTCAATGGGTTGGCATAGGTAGTAAATATTCCATGATATTCAAATCCACGCTTCCACATAACCTCCTTATCCGACCATCCATCGGGCGCATATTGAATAGGATTTAGGGGCGTTCCTGATGCAGTTACTACGATGGTTCCTGATGAATTAACGGAGTAGTAATCATAGTTAGTGCCATTGAATGAACGTAGATAATATTTGAAGGCGTTTGGCTGCATTTATTTCACGTATTTTTTAGTCCAATTATCAAACTCGGAATTGTTGTTTATCACGACTGACATTTTCTTATCTTCTAATACCCGTCTTAATTTTCTGTTTTCCTCCAATGTCTGTTCGAATATTTCCACCATGACATCACCATACTGCTGCGAAGTTACAGCACCACCCTGACCTAACTTTATCATTGTAGCCTGTTCGACTGATTTCATCAATTCATCATTCGGGATAACCTTTGAGCCTTTAGGAAGGTTTATGATTGATTCCGTTGCAGGTGTTAGGTATTTCTTTCCTGATGGCTCGATGACTAATTCCTGACCTCTTTCAGATACAACGGCCAAACCGCCCGGTGCTGAATTAGTACCCTTTGCGAATTGTGGCAATGGAGCTGCCGCCGCCCTTGCTAAGTTGGCTAACCCGATTGCGCCTGTGAATGCCGCCATTGCATAGTTTGCAGGTGGTGGAAATGACTTCAATGCGTTCAAAACCGCAACCGATGTTGATGTAATGATGTTAGCTATATCCGCCTCTTTGTCCGCGCGTGCTTTCTTCCTTGCTGCTGCGATTCTATCCCTATCAATCCGTTTGCGTTGCGCCTCTGTTTGTGCTTCTAACCTACGTTTATCCGCTTCCTGTTGTGCTTTAGATTTCCCGCTTAACTCAATCGCTTTTAGTTCTTTGTCATACGATGCGCTCAGGGCTTTATCTCTGTTTTCAATCTTTGCAATCTCAGAATCATACATAGCCGCCGCAATCGTTGACCATAGCTCAGCGGCCATCCGCACAAGTTCTGCAAGGGTTTCTAATCGTTTTACCTGTTTGTCGTATCGTTCCTGATCCGCTTTATCAATGTTATCAAAAAAGGTTTTTTGGTCACGCTCCCATTGACTGATTAAATCAAGTTCTTGATCGTATGCCTCCTTGTTTCGCCTGTGTTTCTCCTTTGCGGCCTTCTCCATTCGGGCGTATAAATCAGCGTCTGCCTTTTCGCTCATTTCGCGCCATTCGCGGTCTAATTGGGTTAATTCCATGAATTGTTGCTCAAAATCAAATCCTGAATCCGCTGTTTGCCCCGCTGCTGATTGCCCCGTCCGCCCGCCTCCGGTTGTACGACCACCTCCTGCACCCGCTGTACCGCCCTGATTTGATAAACTATTTGCAAATTGGTTAGCTGTCAATAACAATTGGCGCATCTGTTCTTTAGTTGCATCAATAGCTTTCTGAGTTGCTGTGATTTCATTCTGCACAAGCAAAAGAGGTGAATTAGCAACGGTCTGAACGCCCGAAGGTACACCCCCCGAATAAGTGCTAACCGTTTGCGGGCCTGCTGCCATGATTTGTTGCTGCTGTTTGCGTAAATTGTTAAGTTGGTTATACAACGTAGGCAATGAACTTGCAACTTCATCTGCTTGGGCCTGAAATGCTTTGTATATCGAATTGTTTATCAAGGCTTCATTGAGTGCATTATACGCATCCGCTGCTTTACCTGCCATGATAGCCTCATCGGATAAATTACCCAAATAGTCGGGGTATTGTTGCTGTAATTTATCCACCGCATCTTTTCGGGCTTGATATGAAGCCGTTACATCGGTTGCCAATGAATACAAGGCTTCCATTTGTGATATTTCCTTTGCCCCTGATTTCAATGCTTCATCAAATGCGTCCTTAACCTCTTTGGTTTTATCTGCCATCATTGCCATTCGGCCCGCTACAACGGTAATAACACCGATTGCAATAGTAAGTAGGTTAGTTGCACTAAATATGCTGCTACCAAATACGCTCAATGCTTTTGATGTGCTGCCTGTTTCCGCTTTTACCGCTTTGAATTGGTCAACAAGTATTGGTAAGTTATTAGACAAAGCTAAAATACCTGTACTTGCTGAATAAGTAAACGCAGGCATCTCACGCAGCACCTGACTAAGTGAATTAGTTGCCGTTGCGTAATTACCGACATTCCTTTGGAAACGCCCTGTGTTTGAATCCAATGTTTTCAATGCGGTATCAACAAGGTTGATTCGCTTTGCCAACTCAGCACCCATTGGTGACTTCCTCAATGCCTCCGACATATTATCCCATTGACCCCTGAGCCTAATTAGTTGGGCGTTCATCTGCTTAACACTACCTTCAGTTGCAAGCATTTCTTTTGCTGCGTTTTTATTGGCCCTTGTGTTTTCTTCAATCTGAACCTTTAACAACGCCAACTCCTTACCCTGTTCTGAATTCGCAAACGCTAACTGTCTTTGAGCGGCCTCAAGTTTAGCTGTTTCCGATGCGGCCCGTTTTATCGTATCCGTTACCTCTTTTATCTTATCAGACCCTTGTAAGGCCGCATTGAACAACTTAACCGCATTGGCGTTGCCTTCAAATCGTTTGAGCAACTCAGATAGACCTTTGTCCATCTTTGCGACTTGGTCAAACGCCTCCTTACTGATTATATCATCAATCCGTTCTGCCATGTCGCGTGTTTAATTCGTTTTCAATATCTTGTTTCACTTGGCTTAGTACCTCATCCGAATGAACCTTATACCACATATCAAGATTGGCCTTTTGTAGTAAACGCCTAATTGCCATCATAAGTAGAACGCCTATGACAATCCCTATGATAACCCCGATTAAAATATATATGATACTAAACATTTTGTATTTTTTTTAATTGTGCTTCACAATATGCCTTGTACCGATTGATATAAATGCAGTATTGCAACAATGATAAATCCTTTTCGGAAATGTTGAACTTGAAGGCTTCGCTCATATCTACCAATGAGCCAATAAAATATTCCCTTGTATATCCACTACTCTTTTCACCGTCCGATTTGTTCACTGATTCAAATTCCAAAATCAGTTTCTCTAACTTCCTAAAATCGTACTTATAATTCGCTACAAAAATACGCAAAACCTCATTTACATTTGAATAATTATATGGCTTTTTTGGTAGGTTATACCCAAACTTATACAACTGCTCATAAAGCCCCTCTGTTGGGTATAGCTTAAATGTTTCAATGATACATTCAGCACTTACGACCCTGTTTTGTGAAATAGCGATTTCCTTTATTTGCCGGATATGCCTAAGCAAGTCCTTACCCCCAACGGCTTCAATATATTGCTCATAAATTGCCTCAAATGCCGTTGCTGTTTCTTCGTTTGTTGGCTTACCTGATATGATTAGCCCCTTGTAGTCATTGTCGCAAATGCAATCAATGAACACAGATAAAGGAACGTCATTAATACGGTGTAATAATTTCGTATCGCTCGATTCCTCTCTCAATGGTTGTTTGGAGTTCAGCAGCCCTAAACCGACCATCCTCTTCATCGTAATAAATGGCATAGTTAATACCTGAATCCAACGCCCGCTGTTTGGTTGTGTTATAGATTGCATCGTATTGCTGGTTTAATAGCTGCTTTTTTAACCTACATGGTATGCAGCCCGGATCAATTAACTGAGTCATAATCCTGTTTCTTTTTTGATGTATGTCACAAGCCCCGGATTGATTATTTCGTACTTAACATCCTCCTTATTATCCGTTGTAAGGCCAAATATTGTAGCACCGTATTTCCTCTTTAAATCAGGTGTTTTGCTATCAGTTGAAGTGATTTCATACATATTTGTGCTTTGTATATTCAACTTCATTGAATTCTGAAAACCGCCTTTATCGTAAAGGTCTGGATTCCCGTATCCGGGCGATGGGTTCCGTTTGTTTTTCTTTGCTGCGTATGCCGCTGAAGCATACTTCTTTAGCCGTTTCTTCTCCTTATCAAACCCATCCATCAACTGCTCTCGGTTCTTATCTATGATGTCCTCTTTGCGTTCAGATACAATGCTAATTGCTGCCCGTTTGACGTCTATTTTAGACCATCTGCGTTTTAGTTCTTGTATAGTCATAGGTTAAAAATAGTAGGGGCATTTCACCCCTACATTTGTTTTTTAGTCCATGTTCAAGACCTGAGCCTCAACACGTGTAGATTGTGTGCCTGTTCCAACACAAGCAATACGCAAATACATAACCCTACCCCAATTGGATAATACCGTTGGAGTTGGATTTAATGACCAAATGAAATAAGCAGGAGCAGCAGATGTAACCTGTAAGGTATCGCATTGAATACCTGTTTGTCCGGCTGTGCCATAGAAATTAACCCAATTCGTTCCATCCAATGACCCTTGTAAGATTGCCTTAAAGGTAGATGTGCCTGAAATATTGGTTGTTCTCAATGATACACGATAACGGCCGCTTTGGTTTGACTTAATGGCTGACAATTGGGATGTCAAATACGTAGTACCCGCATTCGTTACGGTGTCAAAATATGTATCTGAGCCGTAAAGGTATGGCAATTGTGCATTTGCTTTTTGGTTGCAAGCCGTGAAGCATAACAGGGCCATGATTGCGAAAATAAAATTTTTCATTTTTGTTTTTGTTTTTGTTTTTTGTTATTGATTTTTTTCTTCTTTTGGTTCCGCCTTAACAGGATGGGTTTTGTCCCAAAGCAAATCCAATGTTTGAGAAGCAACCCCGTCATTTGCGGGGTGCTTCATAAACTTATCTTTGCTTTTGAACGTAGCAACCCAATCAAGGTTAAACGACACTTTGTCTATTCTGATTGTTTCCATACGTTAGCTTCTTGGTGTGGTAATTGATGTTCCTGCATGACCTAATACGCCCGCCGTTACCAAATCCGATACGTCACCAATGGTAATCTTGATAAGCATTCCGGCTGTTGCAGGATAGTCTGTATCTGCTGCATCCAATTGGACATTGAACGTCTTAGTAGCTGCTGCATAGGTTACGGATGTAACGGTGATTGCATTACCCGTTGCCACATTCTGAGCGCTGTACAATGATGCCGTTGCCAATTCGGTGGAATAGGTGTCAGCAAGATTTGTAGCACCGCAGCCGTCATTGATTTGCAACTTAACCAAACCGCCCGCCGTCATTGCAGTGTGGACAACGATTTCAGTATCTATCAATGAACTCAATTCATATAACAGATTCACGGATTTGTCAAATGAAACGATACCCCATGAATTGTTGAACTCATCAGGGTTTTGCATTGCAAACGTGACGTAGAACTTAGAATCAGCAGCACCGGTATTGAGCTTGAAGTTTGGCACGTCAATCATTTCCAATGTGAATCCCTTAAACTTATTGTCAGCGGTTTTAACGCCGAGTAATACGTTGTTTTGAGTGTCCACATAGATAACATCAAACAAATCCTGTTTGTTATCCAATGAACTGATTTTTTGATGTAAACACGCACCGCCTTTGATGTACTCAAATGTGTATGAATATTTACCATTTCGGATTTTACGATTACCGCCGTAAGGAGTGGCCTCATAAACCCCCTCAGATGATTTATCCTCCATCCCCACGAATGTCTTAATGAGTTGGAAGCGGTCCGCTTGCACGTCCTCCGCTAACCCGTCCTGAACATTTGTAAGCATATCGGATATTTGAGCCGTTGTAAACTCATAACCTCTCGGCACAAGTAAAACGCCTTCGATAAGTCCGGGCGTGTAGTGGCATGAAGTGAATCCGGTATTGGATACACTTGCTATGCAGCTAAACGCATTTAATGAATTTGGCATATTTTTTTATTTTAATTGATTGTGTAAATGATTGTTGAATTAATTGTTCTGTTTGAAACTCTTATTTTTTGTTTGTATGACTGAAAGCTACCTGAACGGCTTGCGATGTACTCATTATCTACGTCAAGTGATTTGATTAGCCCGTTTATTACATGCGAATATCCCGGGTCTATTTGATTATTTGCTAAGTAATCAAACGCGGTTAGGTTGTACTCTGTTGACTGAACATTGCTTACCGCTGTGAACTTAGGAACCGATATAGTTATCGGGTTTAATTCAAAGCTGTTCGACATTGCAGCCACCACCTTACCTGATTGAACCTTGAACCAAAACCCCAAACGTGTGCCGGGTATAACCCCGTCATCAAGCTTGACATATCCGACATACTCGCCATCTGCATAAGCAGATACGCTGAACGTATAAGGTTGGCCAACATAGGCCGTTACATCTGTAGAAAACACGCCATTGCCCTTATCAAGAAAATAATAAAATAATGGGGATATATTGCCCACATCAATCAGTTCACCTTCAAACTCTATTGTAATCTCATCGCCTGAATACGTTACATCAATGCTTGTAACGGCTGAGTAAAACAACAACTGAGGCAATGACGGCACAACCCATGATTGAAGCGTACACATATTTGGCAATACAGACAACTCAAGGTCTTTAATCCAAATGCCATCCACTACATCGGGCAAAATATACGCTATCTTACCACCGCCTGATTCTTCACCCATGTGTAAGTCATCAACCTTTACATGAGGAACGCCTCTACTATGATACTTCCTGAAGTAATTACTTGATTCCACGACGGACATGAATTCGGCATAAATCGGGTAAAGAATAGGTAAGTAGTTTTGCGTGTAACGATCCTCACTATACATTGAGTTTTCACTTTCGGTGCATATCAAGAATGTAAGCGATACATCAAGCGAATCCTTCCCGCTTACTTTTCTTTCATCAAAGGAATAAATCAGGGCTATAAGCGGATATTTAACCTCCTTATTCCCTTCTGATTTATCTTTCGAAGCAAGCCGTTGCCGGATGTGATTATAAGAGCCGTACAAGAACTGAACATCACGCCCTAATTCAGTGCGAAGATTTGCGCTGACATCCTGCACTATCTTTTCAAATAGTGAAGGAATAGAAACAGGTAATTGTTCGTATGTATGAGCCATTATATACCGATGTAGTTTTGTTTGATAAAGAACCTTTCGGGCTGATTGCCTGTAAATCCTGCGTAATCGGGATAGTCCGCCTTGTTTTGATAAATAAAATCATCAAGGATTCTATTTAGTTCCACCATGCGATTCCATGCCCTTACTGATGTCTTTACGATACTAACGGGAGTCGCATTTTCAGGAAGTTGGCGTATAACACCAACCCCTGAATTATGCGATTTTAAGCCTGTTAGAATCTTTGTAAAAACATAGTTAGCTATCGGGCTTTCTTTTTCCGTATTAGCTAACCCGCGCCACTTATTCAACAACCCATTTGAGTCTGTGAATTCAGCACCCTTCCAGATGTCATACCAAATGCCAGACGTAGGGTTTGACGCAATGGCAGCGGTTAAGTCCTTTGCCATTTTATACCCTAAGAAGTCAACAAGGTAGTTATCTTCATGGATTGCCGTCATCTCGATATAATACTGCCCCTCAGACTTTGAATCGTCTGTGTTTGGCAGTATGTTATCACCAACAAAATATGAGTTATCGATTATCGTAGCCATACGGATTTACTTTTTTACATGACCTTTTGCAATCAAGGTTTCAGCAGTTTCAGCGTTCAAAGTGTATTTTTTACCCTCTTTGTATTTATCCTTTTTGCCTGTTCCTGTTACGGTGACAAAGCCTTCAGGCGCTTGTACTACTTCTTCCTTTTTTGCAGGTTCTTGTGTGTGTGTTGCTTTCGCCATACTATTTAAGATTAAGGAGTTTCAAGTGCTGCAATAGCGTTAGTGATGTTTGAAGCGTAAACAATAGCTGCTTTATCGTTCTCTTTCACATAGTGAACAGCACGCATTTCACCTAAGATTGTAACTTGGTTTTTTGTGAAGTTATCGCTATTCAGACCAACGCTGATGTTAAACTCTTCACGGATACCCAATGTACATTTCGATGGGTCAAGGATGTATGCTTCATTGGCAGTAACACCATTGTTTTCTACAACCAACAGACCGGCAGAGGTCATCAACCCGCCCGGAACATCCGTAGCATAACGACCGTTCTTGTCTTTCACCATGCGAAGCAAAGCAACGTCATTTGGGTTCATCAATGCAACCGTTGCGTTGTAGTTTGCTTTAGCAACCTGAGCCTTTGCAGTCACAAGGAAGTCAAAGATATTGGCGTTCTCAATCAAATCAGTAAATCCGGTTGTTGCATAAGAAGTTGCGTATGTTTCAATTCCTTTCAAGTTAGGGCTTACACCGCTACCTGTTAAGATTTGAGAATCCAATTCCAATTCAACCAATTCGCGTAATTCATCATTGATGATTGACTGCAAGTAAGGCAAATCAGCAAGGGCCTGCTTAGTAACGGTTACATAAGAAGCAACGGTTTCAACAGGTAATTTGCGCTCAACCAAATTGAAATCGGATTGTGACTTAGCATTTCCTTCGGTCTGCATACCTGCACCACCTTCAGGGGTTGCTTTGTCAAACCAGCTGATATATTGGTCAGCAATAGGACGGGTACGGATTAATTGGCGTAAGAACGGCGCACGACGGGCAAATTGACCGACATTAGGGTCCCATGAAGAAATCCCTACAAAGCCGCCTGAGTAGTTAGATGAACTCATGTTAGCAACGTCCTTGTTTACGATTGACATCTCAACCGATTGGCCGGGCTTCCAATTCTTCAATTGCTCGATGTGCTGACCTAATTGTTTGCTTACTTGGTCCGAAAATGTTGGTTCTTTGTAGTCACGTTGTTTCATGGCCTGCAATTCTTCGATTGCAATACCTTGAGCCTTCAACGTGTCTGTTAAAGAGTCCTGAACGGCTTTAGTTTCCGTTTTGATTGATTCGGTTAATGCTTCCATCTTTGAAGCAAATTCTTGATTGTTTATCATCCCGTTCAATTTGTCGGTGACAAACTTTTGAGCCTGACCTGTGATTTCTGAAATCAGGGCTTTTTCTTGTTCGTTAAATTCCATTTGTTTGTGATTTTTAATAGTTAAAAAAATTGTGCTTCACGAGCTTTGAATAGTCCACCTGATTGGTATTAACCGGATCGGGGTTGTCTGAATTGTCACCGACGGATTCAGGATATGTTATAGGGGTTGCATCGTTACTCCCAAAAGGAACCATGCTACCCTCTTTAATTATTTTTGCTTCTTCAACGCCCCACAAATACCCCGCTTCATCAACGGCTTCTTTGTTTACGATTTCGGGGTAAACTGAATCAAAATATAGTTTATTTTCAGCGTATTCCTTATCGTTTGAATTGATGCCTAAACGTAGTTTAACGTATTGCATCCTTACGCTGTTTTGTATCGGTCGTTTTTGTTCAATGATTTCTTTTGCTATTGGGTTTACTATCTTATCCATTTCAATCTCATAAACCAGTGCCTCCGTTGTTCCTGGGTAGTTCTTACCCAAAAACGCCCATGATACCACCTTAACCATCGGCTTCACATCCGTTGGCCATGCGATTATACTTGTGGTTTTTAGTTCATGGTCCATGACGTAGAATAGTTTTCCATCCTGCTCATTGACTGACTTAGACCAAATGCCGGGCCTGTGGACGTCACCATGTGAATCGTAGTAATTGATGGTATTGATTACGGGATAAACCGCAGTTGATTTCATCGGGAACGGCTGCCCCTTTTGGCTTACGGCATCCTTCATCAATTCAAACGGCGCAAACTGACCTTTACTCTTCGATTCGTATATTGCCGCCTTCTTTATCGCTATCAACTTCGATTCGTTGGCCTTCAACTCCTTGAATAGTTCCGCCTTGTTGGTGAAGGTCTTGTTTAGTTCCGGTATAAATATTTTCATCTTCCTTTAGTATTTCTTTTTCAAGTTTAGCTCTCTTCAGGCGTATCACCCGCTCCGCTTCCTGTTTCGTTAGTATTTTCATAAATTTCGCTCATTTGATACTTGTATCTGTTGCCGTCTGTGATAGGCTTCTGCCCTATCATTTCAAGCATCTGATTGAATGTAATTGCATTTAGATTGAACTGCATTTCAGCCGCTTCTGTGATGGCTTTTATTCCTTTACCCTTCTCCTCATTGCTTTCTTGCATGACTTCTAAATGGTCATAGGTTTTCTTAATCAGCACCTTCGATACATCCACTTTCAGTAACTCCATTAGCTGCATACAATACGATTCAGCCATAGGTATAACCGTATCTTGATATAATGATTTCCACGCGGTGTTTTGGTTGTTGAATGTGCTTCCTTCAAGTTGCAACAAGTCTTTAGGATAGCCTAACCCCGTTGCGATGTCGAACGTGGCACGTTTATAGGTTTCATTTAGCCCTAATTCAGTTGCATTGAATGACATGGACTGCCATTGAAGGGCTGCATCTGTTATGATTATTTGGCTTTGATCGGGTTGGAATCCGTATGCATTTTTGAAGTCACGTTGTATTTCATCTCTTGCTTCCGTACTCATTGGCTCCCTATCAAGTTCACCCGCTGCGGTGTTTGCCAATATACCTCTCGGGCCTCTATGCGTCATCATTTCGTTTTCCGCGTTGTAGTACGAAATCAGAATTGATATTGGCTTGCTTAGTGGCCCTAAAGGTGATTCAGGCAAATAAAAGTTATCAGT